TCCCGCATCCTCGGCGGCATGTCCGCCATGGATTCAAACCGCAGCCCGCTCATTCGGTCACGTCTCTACTGCCGTCCATCCGCGCACCGCACTTGCCGCAGAAGTTGTGCCACCGTGAGCACAGCGTTGCGCCGCATATTGGGCAGTGGTCATATGGGATATCCACAGGTACCATATTCCTGCGGTAAAGTGTAGAGCGGTCTTCCGCTAAAACTCCGATCTCCTCATGGTATCCCACAATCGTCTTCTTGCGCACTTCCGTCACCGGCGTTCCATGCACCACCTCCGCAACGTCGGCGGCGGGCTGACGCAGCAGGAGCGTTTTCACACGCTGAGGCGTCCAGTTCGGATTTTCCGCGTTGCAGGATTCAAAGTCTTTCAGCGCCTCGGTTCTGCTGATAAATTCTTCAGGCATCGCGCACCTCCACACCTGCGTTATCCAGTATATCTTCAAGCAACATCTCGTTGTCGTCGCCTACATATTCACCGCGTTCACCAAAATACTGGTATGAGGTATATTCTCTTGCCTCGATTCCGGCGATCCGCCGCAGTACCTCGTTGTATTCATCGAGTCCTCTTTCCGCCGCGTCCATTATTTCCTGCAGTTGTGCGCTTGTTATGTGCTTAGCCATCCTTCTTGCCCTCCATTTCCTGCATCGCCCGTTCGACCTCTCCAATGTCAAAAAGCCCCACTTTCAGCCCGCTTGGCGTATTCTGTCCATGCGCATACGCCGTCAAGTAGATATTCCAGTGATCCGGTCTGTAAGAAACTCCGTCCCGCGCAATATCAATGCTAGAATATCCCTTGCACGGCAGCACCACCACGCGCCCGTCCTTGTCGGCCTCGGCAAGCTCGCGGAGGCGGGTATAATTGCAAAGGCTCTCCAAATCTGCAATGCGCATTAGCTTCAACGCAATCTCGTCAGCCTTGTCTTTTGGCAGAACTTCCTCCGGCTCACATCTGCTGTCCTCGTAGGACGCAAGTCGATCACACGCCGCTGTTTCAAACGGGCAATCATTGATTTTGCACCCGCTTCCGTAGCACGGTTCTTCGAAGCAGCGCGGGTAATAGGCATGACGAATTTGTTCGTCATTCCATTCAGTCAGTCGTTCCATAGTTCTTCCTCCACATACCGCCAGCTCTGCGGCGGGCGCGTGATTGGCCTGGGCGCAAGGCCGAATTCTGTCTCCCGCTGCAGACAGGCAAACTCCCATAGATCGCGCGGGTGATCGTAAATTTTGAGGTTGGAAATGTGCCATCCGTAGCCGACGCCGCCGTCCAGATACTTCTCCAGCTCGTCTTTTGTCAGGCAGGCATCTGCAAGAAGCGTATCAAGTGGTGTGCAGTCCATGTTCCAATCGCAGATGCAATATTTCGGCGGTTCACAGATTGCTCCTACTCTGACGATCCTTTCAAAAATGTCGTCGCATACAAACTCGCCTATGACGCCGCCCTGAACCGAACGGTAAATGTAGCACTTAAACGGCGTATCCATCTTCGGGCGCGTCTTACGCACCTCAATGTTCTTCCGCCCGTTGATGATCTTCTCACACCACTCCGGGCGAATGCTGATCAGTACAGCTTTACTCATGCCTTTCCTCCTTCCTCCGGCGCTTCCGGCAGCGGCATCCAGTGGGTGACCTCCACGTCTTGCCCCCATGTATCAAACCATTCGCCGTATGCGTAATTTGCAATGAGTGCATCCCCGTCAGCATTTAGCGCAAGCTGCGGCATATCATACTCTGGCGTTTTTTCTATCACGGAAATCCACCGCTGTTTCTCCCGCAGCGCCGCATTCTCGGCGGTCAGGCGCTCGATGAGGTCGGCTGCGCACTTATGCATCTCGTCCATGCAGTTTTTATAGCTCACTGCCGGGCAGCGAGCGCACGGTGCCCCAAATTGGCAGCGCCGCAGCGCCTGCACGATTTTCTTGTCTGTCATAGCGCGTCTTCCTCCATTCCTTCAAGAACCATTTGTCCCGGCAGTTCATCCGGATTTAACAGCGCGGCTTCCGGATCCCGCCACTCGACGCCGATATAGTCCAGCACACGGCCCCAGCCGTACCAGTTCCCGCGATCATCCTGCATTACGTGATTCATCCACATTTCCCACTCCTTTGGATTCCGCTCCCACAGCCGGTCGAACCGGTGTGGGCGTTTTTCCATGTGCACGCCGAACCCGCACATGGAGCACCCGGTTCTCTGTGCTTTTGTCGTCCTGAGTGTTCCGTCTGTGTCGCGCACGATTTCTCCGTAGATTTCCGGCACCGGAACCTGCAAATCCAGCGCAAGCTGCAAAAGATCCTGCCGCGAAAAAATCGCGAATGGACAGCTGCGTTTCGTTCCAGGTGATATGTAGTTGCACCCGTTCATCATCAACGCTTTCTGCCTGCGCCCTCCTTCGGACGCCATCAGGCCCATATACGGGAAGCTTCCGGTTTCTTTGGCATAATCGCTGCAAGGCTTTTCTTTCAGGTAATAGCAGCACTTATCCGATACGAGAAAATCCGGCGTTTTGTAGCTAACGCCTTCATTCTCATTTTCGTATCCGCCGAAGATCTCCAGCCATTTTTGCGCCAGCTTCATCCGCGTCCCCGTGCGGAACCCGCCGTAAGCCCCTGTTTCCCCAGTGATGATCGCATGGCGTACCGTTGCGTTTTTCTCGCTTGGATTTTGCAAAAGCGAGATTTTCCCCGCAACTTCCTTGGAGATCACCGGCCATCCGTACTCCCGCAGCACTTCCACTTTGCTTTTCAGCGGTTTCAGCGGCTTCACGCCGAGTTGCTTGTGAATCAGCTGAATGCTTTTATCCTCAAGCGACGATACCGAGATGGCAGGCACATCAATACCAATGCTGCGAAGGAACAGGAGCAGCGTGATGGAATCCAGCCCGCCGACAGCTACGTAGCAGCTACCTGCAACGTCTGGGTGATTGTAGAATTCCCATGCGCGGATTTTGGCGTATTTCACCTTGAACGCATAATCCATCTGCTGTTTTACTCGAAAATCCGCAATCTTCCGTTCGGTATCCAGCCTTGCATTTCGCTCCAGCACATTCTCTTTCATTTTGCCTCCTCCCTCCCCGGCGTCAGTTTGGCCAGCATGATCTGGCCGAGATCCGCCACGTACACCAGCCGCCCGCGGCTGTATACCATCAGCTTGTCGCCCTGGATCTCCATCCGGTCTGCCTCGATGTTTGTCAGATCGTGGCAGCAATCGCAAACAAATCTCATACCAGCGCCCCCGGCCTGTTGTCCGGCTGGTATCCAAGCTTGGCCACGCTGGCCGTCTGGTGGTATTCCGGCCGCTTGAAGCTGTAGCCCCAGCGCTTGGCCGCCCAGAACAGGGCCGCCGTTTCATCCGCCGCGTGTACCGTCAGCTGGCGGCCTGCGTAATCCACCACGAAATAATGCTTGCCGGTATATCCCGGCTGCTCGACGATATCCGCGCGCCTCGCGGCCCGCTCGCCGGGGTAATCGATGCTATTTTGCCGCATAGCTTTTGCCCCTCCTGTCTTTTTTTGCCGCCCGCTCGATCTGCCGGATGGCGGCTATGTCCGGCTCCAGACTGAGTTTGTCCCGGTGGTTGACATCATAGATGTGGTTTCGGACGCTCACATAGAGCGCCCAGCTGCAGCAGCGTGCGCTGCATCCCGGCTCCCGGCCGGGGCAGTCCTTCCCGCACGGTGACGGGATCTGCCGCATACGCGGCGCGTAGATCTGCGCCGTCATAGCGCTTCATCCTGCACGCACAGGAGCCAGTACGCCAGCTTTTGCAGCCGCGTCTCCTGTTTGAGCAGTTCGTCGGTTGTCTCATGATCGACGCGCGGCATTTCGCACAGGAGTGCCCGATCATTCTTGAGATCGTCCGCGTAGGCGTTCACCGCCTCGATCACGTCCGCCAGCTGGTCAGGGCGGAAGCTGACCGTGATCTTTCGCTCCTTCACAGGCATATCCCTGTGAAGAACGTCATCAGCGACACGCCGCCGAGGACGGCGGCGATCTCCGCCGCGTGGGCGCAGCCCGCGATGATGCACAGCGCGAAGCCCACGCCCGACAGCCAAATGCACCCCAGCCGCGCCAGCCGCCGCATGGCCTTGCGCCACTGGTAGATCGCCCGGATTCTCTCCCGGCGTTCCTCCAGACTTTCCCCTTCAGGAACTTCCGGCGGCTCATACCCGATCCGCTCCGCAAGGTTGGTTCTCATAGTGCTTCTCCTTTCTCTGTCTCTTGCAACCGCCTGACGAGCCGCGCCAGACGGGCGTTTTGTGTCACGAGCTTCTGCGCGTCCAGGTCCAGTCCCTTTCGCTTCAGCCCGTTTATGATCTGCGCCGTCTGGCACTCACAGACCAGCGCCGCCTCGATCAGATCATGCAGCTCCTGCGCATCCAGCGTCAGGGTGTAGGCTTTTCCGTTTTCCATTCTATCCGTCTCCTATGTACGCGCCTTGCGGCGCGTTTAATTGCTGGCCGCGGGCAGGCGGCCTTCGGCGGCGGCATTCTCAAGGATCCGCCATGCAACACGGCGGGCGGCCTGCCGGTTGGCCTCCTTCTGCTCCGGCGTCAGGCGGCGCAGATAGTTGTCTGCGATCAGAGCCGTGCAGTTTTTCAAGTGGTATTCCGCCACGATATGCGGTTCTTCCTCCGCAATGGGATCATAGTGCTTCGGCATGATTTCAGCCTCCTTCCGGCGTTAGTTTTTCCTGAATTGGAAATATTACACAGAATCAAGGTTCCGATTCCAGCAAGCTCACGATGCAGACCATCTGCTCCGTCAGCTTTGCGAGATCCTCGTTTGTGGTTTCCTGCTTCCGGCTTCGCTCGGCCAGCAGTTCCAGCTGCTCTTCGAGTTTCTGCCGCAGGTCGTCGTCGAGTACCATCAGACGGCCTCCTTCTTCTCGCTCATCAGCTTCGCCGCCGTAGCCACGCCCTGCATATAGGCGATCATGACCTCGATCTGCTGCTGGTTCATGTGCTTCATCTCATGCAGCACACCCTCGACCTGCTTCTTCTGTTCCTCTGACATTGTTCTCACCTCGCTTGGTTCATTCCTTGGTTATACGTTAGCATACCTCAGAACCGTTGTCAAGCATAATTTCATTCCTTGGTTATATTTTTTCTTGACATTTCATTTCCGTTGTGTTACCTTGTGGCTAGAAGGTGGTGAAAAGCTTGAATACAATCAACGATCGAATCGCTTATTTAATCAAAGACCTTGGTATCACAAAAACGAAATTTGCCGAAACCATCAACTTGAGCCAGCCGTTCGTGTCCGCCGTTTGTTCCGGTTCAAAAATGCCCAGTGACCGCACAATCTCGGATATCTGCCGAGAATTCAATGTTTCGCTTGCTTGGCTGGAAGATGGCGAAGGGGAAATGTATGTCCAGCGCAGTGAAAACGAGCGCATGGCCTTGATGTTTACCGACGTTCTGGCCGAAGCCGACGAATCCACACGCAAACGCGGCATTGCAGCCGCGCTCGAAATGCCCCCGGAGTTCTGGGACAACATCCTCGAATACGCAAAAAAAATCACCGGAAGCAAATAACCTGCTTCCGGTGTTCTTTTTATTCGTCAAAATATACAGAAAATCTCAGGTGCGCTTGACTGCTCCCTGCATTTTCTGTATTCTGGTAGAGGGTGGTATTTATGCGGACGTATGCCGAAACAATGTCTATAATCTGCGTCGTGCTTCTTGTTCTTCTCATCCTTTGCACATCCTGCTCTCCGCGGCAGTACACAAGCGATGACTTGGAAGCAGCACGAACTGAGGCTTACCAAGATGGATATCGTAACGGATACGACGACGCACTCGACGAGTTTGCAGTCGATTCCCACTGACACGTCATCCCGCGGCATTCGTTTTTCCGCTTCTAGCAAACTCCCAGATCCCCCTGAGCGTCCATCTTGCAAAATAAGCAGAGAAGATTATCTGCGTGAAATCGTTTCCGTTCAAGGCGCTCTTTCGTACCCGCTTTCTCGTGGAAAGTACAATCCTTATTCCGGCAGAAGCATTGAGACATTGCAGGACTATGAATTCTATTGCCAATGCATCGCGCTCCGGCGGCTTTACGATGAACGAATGTCTGCCGCATTTGCCGTTGTAGATTCCACTCAAAACGTCCTTTCTGCTGCAGATGCCGTTGTCAACGAGTCTCGTGCGCGTGCATCAGCTGCACAGCAAGAAGCTGCTCTTGCCAAGCGCGAAGCTGCTTTGTACAAGCATGACGCAATGATCGCCAAATCAGATTATGCAGCGCTGAAAGCTCGTGTCGAATCCGGCAAAAAAGTGAGACTCCGAATACTCATCATCTCTGTAATTCTATTCCTTGGGTTTCTTCTGTTTTATCCTTTCTCTCGTCCTCAGAAAGATGTATCGCAATCAACGGAATCTTCTCATGTGTCAAGCTCCTCCTCATCATCCGAACCCACCGGTGACGGGCCAGAACGCCCATCCGGATACGTCTCCAACGAATATATTGGAAACAAAAAGAATCACAAATTCCACCGATCGTCATGTTCCTATCTCCCAGATGAGGATAACCAAAGAATTTTCAAGTCCAGAGACGCGGCAATCTCCGCAGGGTACGACCCATGCGGGCATTGTAACCCATAGCTTCCCGCCGGAACGGTTTCCCGTTCCGGCGCTATAAAATTCTGTAGATTTCTCAAATTTTTGTGCATTTTTTCGTGCAACATTCCGGGTTTACATTTTGTCCGCCGCGGCATATACTATAGACACAGTGAAAGCTGCGAATCAAGCCTTTGGAATTGACCCCCCACGATCAGGGGAGTGCCAGATCCAAGGGCTTTTGATCGTTAGCTGTAATCCTTTCCCTGCTGAATAGCACACTGCCGGAACGTTTTCCCGTTCCGGCGCTTATTTTATGATAGTCCGCAGGAATCGCAGGATGATTTTCAGCTGATCCAGTGTGGCCCGCTCTAAAATGTTTTCAATCCGTTCCATCGTCTTTTCCATCTCCGTCTCCATTTCTCCACAAAAACCGCGTTCATTTTTTGTTAATCTTTGCCTCTTGTTCGCGCCTCCAGAAAGTTGTAAGATATAGGTAGGCATCGCCCGCGCCGCTGGCCGAACAACAACGCGGGCTTTGGTTTCGCGCAAACGACCGGGAGCCGTCTGTAGCTTTATGGTAGCCTGCCCATGGTAGACTTGTAAAGATGTGGTAGTTGCTTTTTGCAGTCAGACGTCTTGCTTTTTTAGGGGGGAATGACATGTTTTGAAGGAAAAATTATCTGATTTGTGTCGTGAGCAGAAGCAGACGATCACTCCGCGCAAAACAAATCAGGACGTCGCCGAAAATACCGACCTTTCCGTCGGCACCGTATCCCAGTTCTTTCGCGGCGACATCAAAAATCCGTCTGTTTACACGGTCGGCCCGATCTGCCGGGAGATGGGCGTTTCTATGGATGAGTATTTCGGCATCCCGCATGACGAACCTGTCGCTTTTTCCGATCAAGCCGACGTCGAAAAGCTCCGTGCCGAAAAAGCAGCCCTTCGTGCGCAGCTTGCCCAGCAGCAGAAGTCCCTGCGCATGCACCGGCTTGTGACGCTCATCCTCTTGGGTATTCTTTTGCTGTGCGCCCTTGCGCTTGTGGCCGACGTGCTCATCCCATCGATCGGCTGGATCCGCACATAAATAAAACCGCCCCGGCCGGCGCCGGAGCGGTATCCGTATAACCTTTTGCCCTTGTGGTGAGAATCTGCCTATGAAATTTACATCTACCTGGAAAATCTCCGACCCGCTCGCGCAGTACATCATTTACCTGCGCAAGTCCCGGAAGGACATGGAGGCCGAAGCTCTCGGCCAGACCGACACGCTCAAGCGGCACCGGGCCGCGCTTTTGTCGCTGTCCGAAAGCCGCGGGCTGAACGTCGTGGAGATCTGCGAGGAAGTCGTGACCGGCGACTCCATTGCCGTCCGGCCGGAGGTGCAGAAGGTCCTGCAGCTCGTCGAGACCGGCAGCTATGCGGGTGTCCTTGTTATGGAGGTCGAGCGTCTGGCGCGCGGCGACACCATCGACCAGGGCATTATTGCGCAGACTTTCAAGTATTCCAACACGAAGATCATCACGCCGAACAAGATCTATGACCCAAACAACGAAATGGACGAGGAATACTTCGAGTTCGGTTTGTTCATGTCCCGGCGGGAATACAACACCATCAAACGCCGCCTGTCGCGCGGCAAGGAGGCGTCCTTGCGCGAGGGCAAATGGATCTCCGGCAAGACGCCCTTCGGCTGGTCGCGTGAGAAGCTGCCGAATGACAAGGGTTACAAGCTCGTCCCGCACCCGGAGCAGGCCCCCATCCTGCAACAGATCTACAGCTGGTACACCGGCGAGGGCTGCGCGCGCATCGGCGCGAAGGCGATCTCCACGCGGCTGAATCACCTCGGCGTCAAAACGAATTCCGGCAACGCGTGGACGGCAAGCGCCGTTCTGGACACGCTGCGCAACCCAGCAAACGCCGGTTGGATCAAATCCGGCGGTAGGCCGGAGACGAAGCGTATCGTTGACGGCTCTGTCGTCGTCAGCCGCCCGCGCACCCGGCAGGAGGATTTGAATCTTTATAAGGGGCTGCACGACGGCCTGATTTCGCAGGAGCAGTACGACAAGGCCGTCGCGTTGAGCTATTCCAGCGGCTCCCCGCGCGGAAAGGGCGCATGGCAGACTATGACCAGCCTTGCCGGGCTTGTTCTCTGCGATCAGTGCGGGCGCGTCATGGTGCGCAGGCCGTCTTCCGGCGGGCGGCGCGATGCGTTCATGTGCCCTTCTCCCGATTGCCCGACCGTCAGCGCGTGGTATGAGGATGTAGAGGACGCCGTTCTCGACGCTCTGCGCGGCTGGCTGCATGAGCTTGAAGTCGGCGAAGCGGAGCGCAGCGACAAGCATTCGCTTTTGGATGCTCTCGCCGCTTCCATCAGCGCCGACCAGAAGCAGCTTGCCAAACTGGAGGCGCAGGAAGCCCGCGCATACGAGTTTGTTGAGACCGGCGTTTACACGCCGGAGATCTTCCTTCAGCGTTCTCAGGCGCTCGCCGCGGATAAACAGGTGATCATTTCCCGCATTGAAGAGAACCAGCTGGCGCAGGATGAAATCACGCGTGCCAAGCAAGCCCGCACCCGTCTCGCCCCCGCCGTCCGCCATGTGCTTGAGACGTACCCCCTTGCCGCAACTCCGCAGGATAAAAACGATCTGCTCAAAACCGTCCTGCAAAAAGTTCTTTACCACAAGCAATCTAAATCCTATTCCAAAGCAGGCAGCGATATGCGCGTGACGCTATATCCCCTTACCGATTGATTCCGTGCGTTCCACTATACTTCGCTATCTACTATTACACGGTACGCATGAATGCGTACCATTTAAATGTTGATTGCAAGCAAGCAACATTCCCTCTCCAGACCGGAGAGGGAATTTTTTATTTTACCACATGCTCATAGTATTTCATGAGCTTGCGCTCCGGGCCGGGGCCGTCCTTGTCGAGCAGAAACGCCTTTGCCAGGGCGGCGTAGAATTCCGGGCGGTTGAGGCCGAATTCTACCGCGACGGGGTAGTAGTCCGAGTACATCATGTTCATGGTTACGCCCCACGCCCAGCGTGGGACCACGGGTTCCTGAATACCCATGCTCTCTGCCACGGCCGTTGTCTGCTCCATCGTCCAATGCGGGCCGGTCGATTCGTCTGCGTTCTGCATCCTGTCCGCCCACTGCATGGCCTCTTCGCGCTCGAAGTGTTGTGCGTAAGTGCTCGGCTTATCGCTCAGCTTGTCAGCCGCGCAGATCGCGTCCATCAGCATTGTGCAGTTACTGACGCTTCTGCAGGAGATGGGCGCGGCCATCTCCTTTTTGAGCGCTTCGTGCAGCTTGCTCTTGTACGCTGCAATCTCATCCATGTCAGCACCTCACGCGAGTTTCAGCAGGCCCGTGCAGAGCTCGATCACGGAGCCTGCCGCCGTGCTGTCGGTCGTCGCCACGAGCGTGAATGTGTGGTTGACGCAGCAGCAGCACCCGGAGAGTTCCAAGTCCGTCTCCGTGTGGATTTCCGCATTGCCAGAGGCCGGCAGTGTGATCCGTTTGAGTGTGCATGGCAGTGCGACGCCGTCCATGTACCACTGCAGGGTCAGGACGCCCGCGGCCGTCGCCGCGATGACCGCGTCCGCGGCCAGATGGTACAGGCCGATCTTGACCGTATCATAGCTCTGCGGCTCGACCTGGATGGACGATCCGGAGTTGACGACCTTTGCCCCGGCCAGCGTCAGCACGTTTGCGCTGTCAGCCGCGAGCAGCTGGGGCGAGTTATTAAAATATCGGACGCAGGATTTCTGATACGCCCGGTTTCCATTTCCGCTATTGCAAGCCATTTTTAAAGCTCCTTTCTTTTGGCTTTATTTCAAGGGGCATTATGCCCCGGATAGCTATATCAGGGTGTACCCGTGTCAGCCGCCGCAGCCGCACGGATTGCAGGGCGGGTTCTGGTAGTACCGTCCCAGCTGGCCGAGGATGTACTGCGACTGCATATAGTCGTTGTTCGCGGCTCTGCTCTGTGCAAGCTCATCGCGCAGACGCTGGTTCTCCTGCTGCTGCAGGAGCGTCCGGGTCGCCTCGCCCTCGGCGTGGATCGCCGTCTTGATCTCGCATGCGTTGATGCTGGCGTTGTAGTTAACGCCGTCGATCGCGCGCAGGATCTCGCAGCAGCATTTCTGCTGGCTGGAGAAGCCCGCCTCCGTGACTGACTGCAGATCGCGCAGCTCGCCGAGGATGTTGTAGGCGTTGTCCTTGACGGCGCTGGTGACGTCATACGCGCCCTGGCGCGTTGCCGCGACACCCTCGTTGTTCTGGCGTTCAAGGGCCGCAAAGTCCGTCGCGCGCTGCACGTCGGCCTGGGTCGCCGGGGAGCTCTCGCCGCTGCCGCCGAAGCCTCTGCCCGCGAAGAGCAGGAAGAACAGCGCGATCAGGATGACAATGCCCCATCCGCCGAAGCCATAATCCTTATCCATGGTTTTCCCTCCTTTCTGGGTGGAATGAATTTTGATAGGCGCTTGCGCGCGGTATCACTTGCCGATCTGGCCGACGAGCTCGCCGACCGTCTTGTTTTTGTTCGCCTCGAACCACGCCTCAAAGCCGGGCTGCGAAGCCAGGAAACTAAGCACCATCTGCGGGCTTTGCCCCTGCAGCGTCGTCTTCGCCGTCTGCAGCAGGCCGTTCAGCAGTTTGCTTCCCCCGCCGTTTCCGCCCATCAGGGCCATAATCGGATTTTGCATTGAGTTTTCCCTCCATTTCCTCAATTTTTCCGGCCATGCTCTGCAGGCCGTCTGTGATCTGCCTCAGCTGCTCCTGCAGCTGGTTCGCCGCCTTTTCCTCTTCCGTCGGCTCCGGGAAGATCCGGAACCGTGCAATGGTCTTTGCTGCCATGCTGTCGGTGCGGATGTAGTACAGCAGGTTCTCGGTCTCGTGCAGCGCGAGCGCGTTGTCGTTCGGCTGCATCTGCAGGTTGTTGATGCTGGCCTCGCTGGCCACAGTCAGAACGCCGAGCTTCGGCGGCTGCTGCGGCATTTGCGGCATCTGCGGCCGCGGCATGGGCTGCATCTGGATCTGCTGTGCGGGATCCATTTCCCAACGGCCCGTATACGGGTTGTATGCCATGCGGTATCGCCCCTTTCTGATACCATTTTAGTAGCTCCCCGGTTTCGCCGGGGGACATCTGCGGGACACTTCCGGGGCGTTTGTGTACCATTTGCGGGACATAGAAAAAGCACCCGTGGGACGAATCCCACGGGTGTTTTTGCGTTATGCTCCTGTCAGACGGCGGGCAGTGTTGTAGATGTGCGGCAGGCGGCGGGAGATGGTCTTGCGGTCGATGCCGATCTCACCGGCCGCGTCCATCTGCGGGAGCCTGCGCACGATATAAAGTCTCACGATCTGCTGATCGATCACGTCCAAAAGTCCTTCGTCGGTGACGCGCTCCCAGTCGCTGCGCGTGAGGTGTTCCAGCTCCTTCGGCAGAGCCAGCCGCGCAGTTATGCTTTCGTCACTCCCTTCGGCCCGCCGCCGGGCGGGGCTTACTTTTCCTTGTGATTCAGCACAGCGATATTACCCTTGTTGCCGACTTCGAGATCCAGCGCAGCGGCCAGATCGCGCACCTTGACGTAGTTCGAGCCGTCTTTCAGGATGCGTTCAACGGCAACTTCTTTACCGTCCACGATGATCTTGCTCTTTTCGACCACTTCTTTTTCCCCCTCTCCGTTCTTTCCATCTTCGAGTGCCATGACCGTATGGCCCTCGCTTACCAGTACGTCGCCGCGCAGAAGATTGGCGTCCGTCGTCAGATACTTGCTGCCGGTCAGCAGCACAAAATCTCCCGTTGCTGGCCAATCGTGCAGCATGCAGTATGTCGTGCAGCTGTTGCCCTGCCGACGGTAGAGAGCTTCGACCGACGCGCAGCCTGCGGCCACGGCGCAGAGCATCATGAGCGCGGAGCAGTCCGTTTCGACGGGCTTTGTGATCTTGCTCACGTCCCACCCGACGGCTCTGGCGGCCTCATACGCCGTATTCCGGTCTCTCATATCGTAACCAATGTTCCGGTTTTTAATGGCTGCCTCGCACGTCTGCGCGGCCAGCTCGGCCTTTTTGCGGCTCTTGTAGCGCAGGACGCCAAGCCAGCGCCCATTGTACCAGTTGGAGATATTCAGCTCCCGCCCGGTCTGGTTGCCGGGCTGCTGGTTGCGTCCTCCGGTTTCTCCAAGGCTGGCCTGTCCAATCTTGATGCTCATTTCTGCGCATCCTCCTGCGGTTTGCCTGCCGCATCGATGGCGTCCTGCGATTTCTGCGACTGTGTGCCGAAATAGAACGTAATGACCGTCAGGAAGATGGTCAGGAAGTCCTTGCCGGTAATATCGCCGCGCAGGGCGAGGACGGCGAAGATGATGGTCAGGCCGAGCGTGACGATGGATTTTACGCTCAGCAGATTGCCGAGGCGTTTGATGATGTTTTCCATTTTTGTGTACCCCTTTCGTTATTCTACCGGTTCATTTTTCTTTGCGAATACGCGTTTGAAGGCCAGCAGCAGGAGCTCCCCGCCGAAGGCCGCAGCGGCGAAGGTGAGCACGGCGGTCAGATCGATTTCGAGCGAAAACAGCACGGCGATTGTCTCCAGCGCGACGGCCCAGATCAGCGTCAGCGTTAGGGCCTTGATGCAGTACACGACGATCGTGCGCGACATTTCGCCCTTGCTCCACTTTCCTTTTGTGCTCATATCATCCCAGTCCCGCATGGGCCAGCGCCCAGCCGACGAGGCCCGCGACAATGGCCGTCACGACCGCCGCGACGATGGCGTCCCAGCGTTTGCCGGGCTTCTCCGTCAGGGCCTTAACGTCGGTCTTGATCTCCCGGACGTCGGATTCGACGTTCTCCTGCTTGGTCGCCAGCACCTTGACGCTGGCTGTGAGTTCTGTGAGGTTTTTGAGGTCGGACTGCATTTCGTCAATGCGGTGCGAGTTGCTTTTCGCCCGCTGCTCCACCTCGGTCACGCGCTCTTCTGTTGTCATTGGTTTTCTCCCTTCTGTTTGTTTTATAAATAATACGATCTCCTCCTTAAAAGCAGAATGCGAAACTCACGCCGTACAGATTTGTAATATCGCCGCCGTTTGTGCCGCCCTGCTGTCCGACAAAGCCGAAGCCGCCTGCGCCTGCAAAGTTCTGTGACCGCTGCCACCATATTGTTGCGGTTCCGTTCTTTGTCTTCACTCTATTTGCGGTGGTGTAATAGCTGTACTTTTCCCCCTCGCCTGCAGCGGAAACGACTCGGCTGCCAAAAATCTCAATTTCCGAGAGCAGAAACAGTTTGTCCGCCGAGGTTACAATAGAAGATGCTGTTGCTGCGCTCTTTTTGCTGACCTCCCGGACGCCGTTTTTAACGTTCTCCGGCATAAGCGCCAGAATGGACGGCAGATACTCTGTCCGCATTTTACTGCTCTTCCAGCCGCCCACGACCGTTTCTGTGTCATTCATGCCGTACCCCGTACCGTAGCAGTCATGCAACTGGAACGTCAGCGGAGCCTTGCCTGAGCCGTCGTAATAGTCGTCATGACTCTTTCCGATGATATCAACTTGATAGTCTGTACCACCGATCGTCATGGGCATGCTGTCGCCTACGACCCATGTGGAGGGCACGGTTCCTCTGCGGCAGGCCGTTACAACGCCCGCCCAGGAGTTGTTTGCAAAAACCGGATCAACCGAAAACAGCGACATGCTCTGCGTTCCGATCACGATGCTCTGCGTGTCGCTCAGTCCGTTTGCTGTTGACGTTACGCTCCATTCTCCCGCCTCCGGGATTTCCAGCGTGCATGTTCCGTCTGTTCCGGCAGTTCCGCTGACTGTTTTTGAGCCTTTTACCGCCGTGACAGCTGCCCCCGCAGAGGTGGTCACGACCAACTTCGGCGTGACGCCGGTCTGAATTGCCTGAATCGCGGAAACGAACCCTGCCGGATAGACCAGCTGCGCGGACGTGCCGCCTTTGGTGCGGATCGCGTCGGCAACTGCAGTCAGATTATCCGTGTCCGTCATACATCGTGACATCAGTAAGACCCTCCTTCCGCATCCGGCACCGTGACGGCGCTCCACGCCCCGTTCGCAACGCACATAAACTTCCCATTATCGGCCGCTGTGACGCTCGGCAGGAATTTCTCGCTGCCGGATAGCGTATACCGTGTACCCCAGTAGCCTTCTGCATTGTCATCCGAGTCAATATGGACGTAACAAATCATCAATTCTTCCGGTGCGTCGCCCTGCGTCGTCTTTGTCGATGCAAAATTGACATACCCAAACGCTTCATCCACTTCCGCAAGCGGAAGAAGCAGGCGGTTCGTATTGTCTTCCCCAAAGAGTTTCACTCTTGCATAACACGCTTTTCCAGCCTTATAAGCTGCAACGATTTCATCATATGTCTTGGCGTGCGTGACGCTTTGATCATAAGTGTCCTTGGCATGAATACCGCAGCCGACATAGAACAACTCCGAACCCGGTCCCGCTTCCCCTGCAGGCCCCTTGATATTCACACTGGCCGGATTTTCCTTCCCGCCGTCATTCGTCCAGCTGAGAATGCCGTCTGCGGATACAGATGGTGTAAAGGTCGTGCCGTCCTGCCCCGGTTCGCCGTCTGCGCCTGCCGGACCCTGTGCGCCGTCCTGACCGTCCGTACCGTCCCGTCCCGGCGTTCCGTCCGCGCCGGGCTCGCCCTTGTCGCCTTTTTCGCCTTTGTCTCCCTTTTCTCCTTTTTCGCCGCGCGAAGGCTTTCCCGTGTCAGTCGTCCCGAGATACCAGTTTCCGTTTTCGCCGATGCTCGGGGTTATGCCGTCCGTTCCGCTTGCGCCCGCTGGGCCGGTGTCGCCCGGTTCGCCCTTCGGCCCCTGTTCGCCCGGATCTCCCTTGTCGCCCTTTGCGCCGTCTGCTCCGGGATCGCCCTTCGCACCTGGATCTCCCTTGTCGCCCTTCTCGCCGCGCGAAGGCTTTCCCGTGTCAGTCGTCCCGAGATACCAGTTTCCGTTCTCGCCGATGCTCGGGGTTATGCCGTCCGTTCCGCTTGCGCCCGCCGGGCCGGTGTCGCCCGGTTCGCCCTTCGGCCCCTGTTCGCCCGGATCTCCCTTGTCGCCCTTCGCACCCTGCAGCGGCCCGTTGTTGACCCACGCATTCGTCACGCCGTCGTAGATGTAAATGTCATAAGGTGCAGCCGCGCCCACGCCGTAGGCGTCGCCTACCTCCGGATTCTTGACCGACGCCTGCAGCGCGGAGACCGAGCCGTAATAGCCCTTGACCGTAAAGCCCGTTCCCGTATCGCCCTTCGGGCCAGTTGGGCCTGCCGGGCCCTGCGGGCCGGTCTTCCCCTGCGGGCCGGTTTCGCCCGGGTCTCCTTTTGGGCCCTGCGCGCCCGTGTCGCCCTTCTCGCCTTTCTCGCCCTTTTCGCCGGGTTCCCCCTTCGGGCCGGTGTCTCCGGTCGCTCCCTTTGGGCCTTCCGCGCCTGCCGCGCCGGTGTCGCCCTTCGGCCCCTGCGCGCCCTGCGGGCCGGTCTCGCCCTTTGGCCCCTGTGAGCCGGTTTCTCCCTTCGGGCCCTGCGCGCCGGTGTCACCCTTCGCGCCGGTGTCTCCCTTCTCACCCTTGACGGTCTCGACGTTAAAGTCAAATGTCTTCCCGTCCGAAAGCGCGATCGTGTACGTTGCCGTCGTCCCGCTCTGCGATTTCTTCGTGATCGACGTGATGCTCGCGCCTGCCGCGCCGGTGTCGCCCTTTGCGCCCTGCGGCCCCGTCTGTCCCTGCGGGCCGGTCGCGCCGGTCTCGCCCTTCGGCCCCTGCGGGCCCATGACCGAGCCGAGGTCTATCACGCTGCCGTCCGTCAGCGTGAAAATCAGCTTCCCCGCGTCCGTAACCTCCACGGCCTTTACCCCGCGGGAGATCAGCCCGCCGATCGTCACTGTGATCTGATTCGGAATTTCTACCCTCATACCTGCTCCTTACTCCACAAATGCCCGGTTCCCGCTCGCCAGCGTCGTCTTGTCGCCGTGCGTGTACCGGATATCGTAGGTGTACTTTCCCTTCGTGAATTTTGCCGTGACCGTCGCGTCGAAGTTCAGCGTGACCTGGTCATTCTCCACCTTCGCAAAGCTGAACGTGTGGACGGTCTGCCGCGTATCGTCCAGAAACACGACCGCCATGCTGTCCGTCGTCCCGATCGTGACGGCCTCGCCGTCCTGGTCCTTCAGGTCGAACCGCAGCACGATCGAGAATGTGTCTCCCTCGTACCACCGCAGTACCCCTTTGTCGATCCTCGGGCTCGGATAAGCCCCCGGAATTGGCGTCGCCATACCGCATCCCTCCTTTTCATCCAGTGTAGCAGACCCCCGCGCCGGATTCACCCCACGCCGCGAAGCAAAGGCCGGGGCATCTGCCCCGGCCTGCGGTTACTTGTACGGATTGTTTTCTTCTTTCCAGCTCGTCCCCATGGCCGCCCAGAGCGCGGCCTTCTGCGCCTTTGTCAGGTTCAGCCCATCCAGCACGGTCTGGATCCGTTCCTGCGAAACCGTCTGCGTTCCGAACTGCTTGAAGTACGTCTGCTTGTACTGCATGTAGGCGTCATAGCCGACGCCGTCCGCTGCCAGCGCGTCCATCTTCGCCTGCTCCTCGTCAGACGCCATGACGGAATAATAATATGCCGTCTTCGCGTTCTGTGGGATGTCGTAGGCGTACAGCATGGCAAGCTTTGCATTCTTGTCGTTGACCTTCTTCATGGCGGTCACGAATGCGTAGCTTTCTCTCTGGTCGGTTCCGCCCTCGGTCATGCCCTGATAGGCGGCAGTCTCCTTCGCGGACAGCGACTTGAACCCGCTCTCCACCCAGCTCTGCGCCTCCTCCGTCGCCGTCTTGCCGAACAGCAGCGCCTGTGCCCAGCTCTTCGCCCGGTCAGCTGTGTTGTCGTTGTACACAGGATACTGCAAAATGTCGCGCCCCTCGTTGTCCACTGTGTAGCTGCCGCCGCGAGCCGCCGCCGTCGCGCCCTGATATGCCTTGCGGATCTGCCCGCCGCCGAACGGCGTTGCCAGATACAGGCCCGGTTTGATAAGCTCATCTGTGATCGTTTTTGCCTTCTTTGCTGGGGCCATGTCCTCGTTGCTTGACCAGATTGCTTTTCTGAGTTTCCCGATGTCCGGAAGCGCAGAGGCAACTGCGATTCTGCCATTGTCTATTTCAATCCCCATTGCCTCATCCAGTCCGAGGATTGTCAGCGCCTGTGTGCTCGGGGCCTCACTCAGAACGCGCCCCCATACGCCCGCAATCGCTTTATCTGTCGTCTGTTTCTCCGTCGTAAAATCGATTTTCTCACCCTTCGCAGCTCCGATCCCGGCCAGAACCATGTTCGGGATATGGTATCCGGTGAAATCTCCTACCGTATCATTGATGATGTCCAGCGGATCCAGCGCCGCGCGCCTGCCCACAATGCTTTCGTAGAACTCATTGTAGATCCACGCGCCGATGAGGAATTTGAACATCGCCTTCGTCAGTGCCGTCACGCCCTTCTTCCGTTCCTCCCGCGCCATGTCCTTGAAGATCCAGCTCAGTTCGTTGTTGACCTCCAGCTGGAACTGCGTGAACAGCTTCACCAGCGGGTTCCGCGCGGAATACAGCGTCGGCGTCGAGCCTTTGCTGCGGTCTGCTATCACGCCGGACGCAAACTGATCTGCCTCCTGCATCGCGCTCGTCTCGCTCATGCCCCGCCGCAGGTTCTGGTAATACCGCGCACGGACGACACTTCCCGTCGTAAACGTGTCGATGGATTCCATCAGCCAGCCTGCACCGGCGGAGACTTTATCCATCGTGCTCATGGCCAGCCGCCTGTAACCGCTGCGGTTGTTGATGAACGTCGACGCAGAATCCAGCCCGTCCGCCGTCTTGTAGTTTTTCAGCGTATCCCACATGCCGCGCAGCACGTCCGCCGTCGACACCTGGCTCCATGCCTGCGTGATCGGAATGAAGTTTGTGAGCGCCGAACCCACGTTGGCTGCGACCATGTTCGCGCCCACGCGGGACTCAAACTTCTTCATGACGTTGTAGAACTTTCGCCCCATGAGCTTTTCCATGCCCCGGTCGAGCCGCGACTTCTTTCCCGCCAGCAGGTTCGTGTATTCGTCCAGCTCATCCACGAAGTTGGAAAGCCCATACCGTCCTTCCTCCGTCAGGTGCGTCACCTGCTCGTTGGCTTCGTCCGGGTTGAGGAACGGGTTCATCATGATCGCGTCGATCCGCTGTTTCAGCCCCTCATCTGACGCCCGATACCGGATCTGCGTCGCCAGCGCCCGCAGCCGCTGAATGTCCGCCGTGTGGAAGATCACGTCCGTTGCGACCTCGATGTACCGGTCAAATCCCTGCAGCGCGTCATACGCCGTCGCGTAGCCGAGTCGGTTCTGGATGTTCGCCATGTACCGGATGCCGGGTTTGAAGTTTGCCGTGAGGCCGTTGATCGTCGCAGGCAGCGGCGACACATCGCCCTCGATCCCGGCCGCCCTTGCGAGCCTCTGCAGAATGCTGCCGCCTTCCTCGTTCTCCTGGAAGTGTGGGAAATATCCCTGCAAATAATTGACCGGCTCATATCCGTTCTCAATGCGCACCCTGTTCATATCATGGAACAGCTTGTCGTAGACCTCATGGAAAACCTTCACGGCTGCCCGCACCTTGCCGAGATCCAGATTCGGGTTTTGCTTCTCGAATTCCTGAATCGCCGCGTTCCACTCGTCAAACGCCATCCCCCCGCGCCTTTCGACACGCGGGTGCTGTTTGAGATAGTCCCGGTTGAATTCCGCCTCGCCCAGCCACTGCACCGCATAGCTCTCGGATACCAGATTTCCCTTCCGTACCTGCCGGTCGAGTCCCAGCGCCCGGATCCTGTCCTGCTGCTCGACCAGATAATTCTTGCGCTTGCTTTCGTTTTCGTGTACGGGCCAGAAATACTTGTTGATAAAAGCATTGGCCTTTTCGTCAGAGACCTTTCCCTTCCGCGCGATATCCCGGATGTTCCGCTCCATCGTCTCACGCTGATATCGGATCCCCATGGTCTTGTCGACCCACTTGACGGCCTCGGCTTCCGTCAGCGCCTGCTCGGCAAAGTCCCGCAGCCCCTGCTTGCGCTGCGCGTTCCATGCCTTGAGCTTCAGCGCCAGCATATCATAGTCAGCCTTTGCCTCGTAGACCTTCAGGATCTGCTGCCCGTTTTCCAGCCCTGCCACATAATCCGGGCTTGTCTCCCCGCGCAGCAGCCGGTTCACGATCTTCTGGTCGGCTTCCGTCAGCAGCGTCTTGCTTTGCGCTTTCTCGACCACTCGCCTTGCGTCCTTCAGCTGCGCCCACATCTGCTTCGTTTCTTCCGCTGTCTGCGGAATAGCAAGCTTTTCTTTGGCCTTGTTCTGCGCGTCCAGATACCGCTGTGCCACGCGCAGCCCGCTCGTCAGCCGGTCAATGGATTCCGTGAAATTCGCCTGCTGCCACTTCTTGAAGCTCGCCGCCTGCGGCCCGTAGTATTCGTCCAGCGTCTTCTGCACCTTCTGAATGCCGCGCGCCACGTCGTAGATCTTCATCAGCTGGTCGCTCGGCGCGGTAATGTCTGCTGGGAACAGCTCCGGTGCCATTTCCCGAAGCTGCTGATACGCCACGTCCACCGGCAATCCGTCCTTGCTGATCGTCAGCGTCCCCATGGCCGCCTTCCGGAACAGATTGTAGTCCGCAATATCCTGCCGGTCTGTCTCGGAGATCGAGATCTTCTGATCCCGGATGAACTTCTTGAGGTCTCCGTATTGCTCGATGTACTGCGTATCTTCTTCGATGCCCGCCTGATAAGCCGTTTCAAAGAGATCATTCAGCTTCGCCCGGTCAAGCTGCCCGTCCGTAAAGAACGACCGCAGCGCCTCCTCTGCCATCGGCCGCAGGACCTCCCGCTTCTCCTGCCCCGGCACGCTCAGATTCTCCGCCAGCTCGTTCACCAGTCCGGACTCCAGCCGCCGCACATACTGCGCCGCCTTCTCCCCCATCAGATCCCGATACCGCCCGTCCTGCGAAGAATACCGGAACTGGCTTACCGACGGCGTGTTGTCCGCCTGCGGGAGCGTCCCGTTCTCAAAATAATCCCGGATCGCTTGCAGCACCTTGTTAGCGTGCGTCCCTCTGGAAAATTCCGTGCTGGAGATCGTATTTCCCTGTGCGTCGTCAATGTCCAGAATGACCTCGCCGCGCTCCTTGCTGATAAAATCACCGAGCGCGTCCATCTGTGCCTTTGTCGGCATGACAGCAAGATTGATGCCTCCGCTCTCAGGGGAAATGCGGATGTTGCCTTCCTGCATAAAGCGCACCATGCCGCCGCTGTAATCTCCGCCGCCGTAGTCCTCGCCCAGCGCGTCAATGATATCCCGATGATCGACCGTCCGGTATCCGCCGGGCCCGCCCTCGTGCCGCCCGGAGAAATCCAGCCTTGCGCCGTTCAGCAGCACATAGCCCGTCTCGCTCCACTTGTACGTCCGCCCGAAATAGTCGAGCGCGGTCTTGTCGTTCTGCTTTCTCTGCTCTGCAGCCGTTTGATCTGCGCTGGCAGAGAATTTCCTCTTTGCCGTCTCTGCGGTAGTTCCAACACTTACAACATCTGAAAATTTCTCTCCGTACAGATTGACTTTAGGCCCCTTATAGGTTATACTACCCATAGAACCATAGCGTTGCAGAGTGATAGGCATTTGGAAGCCTATTGTTCTAAGTAACGGGATGGTTCTTTTTTCGTCTGCGTGCAGGACAAAACTGTTCTGCACGAATCTGTCTGGATGATTGTCTTTCGTGTACGCGCTTGCAACCTTCTGCATATCATCCAGCAGCAGCCCGTTTTCTGTCGGTCGAAGGTCCATCACGCACATGACCGCTCTTCCGTCACTGGCTTTTACCGTCCCGAAGATAACAAGTCTGCTGTTCTCTCTTACGTTTGCGCTGTTTCTGCTTTTCAGGATCAGAACCGGATCGTCCAGAATCTCCGGGATCCGTTGGATCTCGCGGATCGTCATTTCAGGGTGCTCCTTCAGAATGGTGCTGATCTTCTCGCCGTTCATATAAATATCGCTTTCGATTGCCCCCAACCCTTGCAGCGTCGCGCCGGTCTCACCCAGCACAAAGGACGTGCCCTCCGGCATCCCGGACTTGTACCATGCCGCCACTCTGCTTTTGAAATCCTGTGCAATCGACATTTTCGCCGGTGGCGCTCTCGCGCTGCCGGATTTTTTCTGCCACTGGCCGACCTCCATCTTCACGTCCGCGCGCAGCTTGTTCGTGCCGTAGTCCGTGTGGTTCATGCCGGCGTAGGTATCCGCGATGATCTCCTCGACGTAGGCGTCCGTGTCGTCGCCGTAGATCCCGGCGTAGGCGCCCACGTAGCTCTCGATCATCTCCTTTGTGATCTTGCCCTCGCCCAGCAGCCGCTTCTGGATCTTCGCCGCCATCTCCGGCCAGCGCTTGACAAGCAGGTGATATCCCTCGTGCTTCGCCAGCTCGAACGCAGAATACTCCTCGCTGTCCGCCCGGATGAGCACGGAGCCGTCCTCCGTCACGGCAGCGTCCGCATAAAACGTCTCCCCATCGATCTCCTGCGCCAGCTGCCCGGTGAAGAATCGCGCATTCTGTACGCCCATCGACCGGAAGAACTTTTCCGCCGCCTGGATATCCTCGCTTCTTCCCTCCTGCCCCTTCGGCATGACGCGCACTTTTTGCGCGTTGTTCTCTCCGAAACCGAGCTCCGAAAGCGTTACTTCATCCCAAGCCTTTGCGAGATCTCTTGCACCCTCCGCTCTCTTTCTTCCGGTGTCAGCTCTTTGCCGCTGCGCTGTGCTTTGGCGAACGCCTCCAGCTTGTCCTTCGGCACGCTGACCAGCCTGCCCGATTTGTCCTTCATCAGTAACCTCGATACTGCCATTGTTTACCCCTTTCTGCCCTGCGGCAAGGCCCGCTCGATAGGCGGCTGCCGCCACGTCCTGATTCATACCCTCTGCGTAGCGCATGGCCCGCTGCTCGCTCGCGCCGAGCCTGCCCTGCTCATAGACCTGTCCGAAGCTCTGCGCATACTGCTCCGCCGGCATCCCCGTCGTGTTGCCGTTCAGGAAATACGACGCTGTTATCTCGTCATAGCCCGCTCTCCGGGCCTGCTCCTGCAAATACTGTTCTTCCTGCTGCGCAGCCGCTTCGTCCAGCTCCTGCTCCGCGCCCGCCGTCTGCTGCCGGGCGTACTGCACCGGATCCAGCTCACCCATACTCTCCGTTCCTGGGATGGGTGCAAATAAGCTGTCCTGGTTATACTGCTGCTGCGCCGCCTGCTGGGCCTGCTGCACCGCCTGGACGCTCTGCTGTGCCCGATTCTGCTCCTGCTCCTGCCGGTACTGTTCTGCAAGTCTCTGGTTCTCCTGCGCCGTCTCCGCCGCGCTCTTGTAGATCTGGAATGTCTTCTCGTCCGCCTCGGCCTTCGCTTGCGTCTGCTGCTCCTGCGCCTGCAGCTGTTCCAGCCGGGTCAGCGTCTCCGGCACGCGCGGCTCCTGTCCTTCGTCCACTGCTGCCTGCTGCTCCTTCGCAACCTCGCGCAGCGTGTCCTCCACGGCCTTCTGCGTCACCTCGCCGCCTTCATCCACGGTCTGCTGCAGCTCCTCGGCCAGCTGGTGCGCCCGTGTTCCTTCCTCCTGCGCCATGCCATAGTCGATGACGTCCTGCACTTCGCCCGCCTCGATGACTGCTCTGGCCGTCTGCGTTACGTTTGCTTCCAAAATCACGCGGTTCACGCCCGCATACGTCCCGGACATGGCAAGGCCGGACAGGCCGCCCGCAAGGAACGAAAGGCTGTCTTCTTTTGCGAAGTCTCCAACCATCGCCGCCAGCGCCTGCGCAGGCGTCTTGCCGTCCGCAATGTAAGCCGCGTAGGCAGACATGACCTCACCCCGGTCATGCTTCGCTACCACATCATACGCGCGGTTGAGCCAGTTGGACGCGATTTCTTCCGCGCCTTCCGACGCAAACGACCGCAGCGCCTTCTTCCACACGGCCTTTCCGCTCAGCATGTTCTCGATGATATCGCCCACGGAGTATTTTTCCGTAATGCCCTCGATTGCGCCCTCGACAATGCCGTCGATCAAGGCTTCCTGATTGGACTTCCCGTTCTGGATCCCCTCATACACGGAGTCTGCCGCAACCTGCGAGCCCATCACCCAGTTCATCGTCTCCGCGACCGCGTCCTTCGCCCCCGCACCGGCCACGCCGCCGAAGGTTCCCACGAGCCCCGTCGAGACCGCCATGTTGACCGCGCTGTCCAGTGCCGACGTGCCTGCCTGATACAAAAACTGCCATCCCGGATCCATGTTCTGCATGACGCTCCCCCGGATCCCGGAAGACAGCCGCGTCGCATTGTATGCCGGGCTGTAAACGTTCGTCGGCATATCCTCGTTCTGATATCCGCCCGCCCAGCTTGGCAGCACGCCGCGCAGCGATTCCAGATTGCCCAGCGCCTTCCCCGGTGCCAGCGCCGCAGAGAACAGCGTGCCGCCCACCGGCGACCGCTGTCCGATCTCCTGTGCCGCCGCATCGAGCTTCTGCGCGTTCTCATAGTCGTCGAGCACCTTCTGCCATTCTGCAAGTTGCTTCAGCTTCTCGTCGTCATAGCCCTTCTCGTTCAGAGCCGTCTTCGCGTCGTATTTTGCATACGCCCGCACCTGATACCCGTTCAGTTCCTTCCCGCGGTACTGCCGGAGCAGATTCTGGTCTTCCTCGCTCAGGTCTCCGATCGCCTCCTGCGCCCTGGCCAGCACGCTCTGGCTGTCGACCTGTGCCTTTCGTTTCTGCAGCGCGTCGATCTCGTTCTGCAGCTGCGTCACGCTCTTTCCGTTCTCAGACAGACCCGTCCCGGAAAAATGCGTGTCCGCCTGCTCGACCTCGCGGTTGTAAATCTCTCCTTCAAGCAGCTTCGACGTTCGCCGCATCCCGCGCACCTGGTCCCGCTCCACGGTCTTCATCGCCCGTGCCCGCGCGATTGCCTTGTTTACATCATCCTTCTGGCTTTTGACTGATGGGCGGAACGTCAGCGCCGCGCTCTGCTGCTGCAGTGCCATCAGCCCAAGCTGCCGCCCCTGCGCCGCCTCCACGCCGCGCAGGTAATTCTGGTATGAGCCATACTGTGTCTGCATCGCGGAAGACCGGCTGTATTCCTGCTGCGATACCTTCCCGCTGATTGCCGCCCCCGCACTCTCCGCCTTTTTCTGCCCGCTCTCGCCATCTCTGGAATAAAGCTGCACAGCGGCGCGATACGCCTCAAACGCCGCCTGCCGTCTGCGCATTTCCTCGTTCCCGTTCTGTACACCCGCTACAAAATCCGTCCGGTTCATAAGACCGCCGGAAGAACCAGCCGCTTTCGACTGGTTCTTCTCGATGCCGTTCATAAATTTCTTCTTCGAGATAAGGCTCATTCCGTCCTCCTTATTTCCTGCTATTTGAGACCTTCGCCTGCTTATAGCTGACGCCGCTGTCGATCTTCTGCCCCGTGCGCTCCCAGATCAGATTCGCAAGGTTGTTCCACTGCTGCTTACTCATCTGGCTTCTCGCATTCACAGCTTCGTCATAGGCCCGCTCCGTCTTCCCCTGCGCAAGCAGCGTCGAGATCGTCTGCATCACGCCCCTGTAGCTCGCATCCAGCATCGCCACATTTTCTTCCCGGTTCCCGTATCCGTTAATGAGGTTCAGCCCCACGGAGCTGCTTCCGCCGCCTCCGCCGCCGGATTTCTTCGCTGCCGCCTGCTCCGCCGCCAGCGCCTGCAGGTAGGCAGCGTTTTCGTTGTTGGCCTTCTGCGCCCAGTAGTTCAGCATCGTCTCCCACTGGCTCTGGTCCAGCGACCGCTCCGAGTTGTACGCGCTCCGCGCATCCGAAAGATCCGAATAATAATCGCTGACCGTATCCCGGTACCGGCCGTAGTCCGTGTCGTCCCGGCCCTTCACAAGGCTATACTGGTTGTAGAGATCCGTCCCTTCGTCCTGATACCGCTGGTATGCCTGCTGCTGGAGCTGCGGCACGATGTCGTTGAGGTTCTGCAGATACGCATTGTATGCCTGCTGGCCCACCTGCTCGCCGTAGGTTGAGCCATAGCCGCCCGTGAGCGCCGCCGCCTGCCCCATCGTGTCCTGCATGGCCAGCCGCCCGAGGCGCTGATACTGCTCCCGGTACTGCAGATACAGAGGGTCTGTCCCCATGTCATAGCTGAATTTCTTCCGGTTCCGGATCTGGTCATACAGGCTCGTCAGTTCATCGTCCCAGCGCGACTGATACGCGCCCGGCTTGCTGGCCTTGACCTGCTCCAGATACGCCAGCGCCGCCTGCACGCTGCCCGACGGCATATAGCCTCCCTCCAGTCCGTTCAGCTTGCTTCTCGTGTAGTCCGAAACACCGGACATGGTGTAGGGGCTGTTCCGGGTCTGGTAGCTTCCGCCATAGTTGCGCGTCGTCTGGTTCTTGTTTACCAGCTGCGACTGGTAGCTGCCGTCCGCGTTCACGCCCGTGATGCGGTACGTGCCGCCGCCGGTCACGACCTCGTCGCCGGCTGAAAGCCCTGCCGGTGCCCTGCCGCCCGACTCTACTCGATATACGCTCATAGTCTCACCGCCTTAAAGCTTGAAGTGTGTCGCGTACTGCTTCGGCATGTACGCCTGGTTGTAGGCGTTGAAATACCCCTGATAGTAGCTGTTGTATTTCGCCGCCTCGTTTGCATACTTCGTCGTCTCCCCGTTGGCGTCGCAGATCTTCATCCCCAGATACCAGCGGTAAATTTCATCATACGGCCACGGGATCAGCAGCTCCGTTTCCAGAGCCACGTCCTCCCCATAGCCCGTGAACGGCTCCGGTTCCTTCTCGTGCTCGTGCGTACAGATGATATCCCGGTACACGATCCCGTCCAGCTCCGACAGCCACCGGACCTTATCCGGCGTCTCGTACTGGTTCGGCAGTAACCGGTCGACCGTCTCGATTGCTTCTCTGATTTTCATAGTCCCCTCCTTACCAAAAGAAGGGGCATTTCTGCCCCTTCCTCTGCTTCATGCCGTCATGGGCATTTACTTGTCAGTTGTCCGCCTGCGCGCGGCGGAAGGCTTCCTCCTCCGCCATCCGCGCGTTCATCAGAACCTCATACACCGGCAGCGGGACCTGCACGTCCTTGCCCTTCGGCACCATGAACGTCCGTCCGTTTACCGCCACAAAGCGGCTCTGCTCCTCGTTCTCCTGCCCGCGGGGCAGATAGATCGTCTTCATGACGTCCCACACGTCTTCCGGGTTTGCCTGTGCAGCCGCCGCAGCGGTCTTCTCAGTTGCCATTGTATGTGCTCCTTTCTCAGTTGGCTTCGTCCGTACCGGAGTATGCGCTGCAGCTCTCCACGCGAACCATGCGGTCCTCGTACAGCAGCTTCGCCGCCATCTCGGCCTTGTAGCCGACGGTCGAGAACTGGTTCAGCGGGCCGCCGATCTCGTCCTTGCCCTTGACGATCATCTCAAGATTGCCGCCCTCCGGGTCGATCATCTTGTATGCGTCCTTGCCGAGGAACAGCGTCGCGTACACGCTGTAGTAGACCGCCGTTCCTCCGCCAGACGCTGCAGTCTTGACCGGGCAGGTCGAGTTGTTGAAGATCTTCGCCTCCGTCGTCTCAACAAACCGGACGCCGTGCAGCTCGCCGATCTCACCCGAGAACAGCGGCGTGACGTCTGCGTACTTGTGTGCCTCGACCCATGCGTCCGAGGACCGCAGGTCGTATGCGACCGACGGGTGGATGATGGCGACGTACTTGCCGTCGATCTTCGGAGCCTTCATCTTCTTCAGCGTCGTCACGGCCTTGTTGACCTCGTCCGGCGTCAGCTTCGCCGTCAGGTCGAGGCCTGCGCGGCTGGTGACTGCCGTATGCGCGCCGCCCTCTTCGACCTTGTCGCAGTACTGCACGTTCGAGCCTGCCACGACCGCGTCGCGCACGCGCTTGTCGATGGACGTTCCGGCGGAAGCACCGAGTTCTTCTGTCGCACCCAGGATGACGTTATCCAGCGCGTGCAGCTCGAGCTGGTCGGAGACCGTCACATACAGGCCGATCTGCTTGATCGCGCCGGTCGTGCTGGTCTGGCCCATCTTCTGGCCGGTCGGGATGACGCCTTCGGTCAGCTCCTCCGCGTCCTTCAGCGTGTTCCACTTGCGCCACTCGACGGTCTTGCCGTGGTTGCGCGGCAGCGCCTGACGGCCTGCCAGCTGCGCATGCACGAGGTTCGGCCGTGCGTTCTCGAGCAGCTGCGTGTCGTAGAACGTCTTCATGGTCGGCGCGAGCGTGTCGTTGCCGCTGAATGCGGTCGTCTGACCGGTGCCTGCGTTTACATAGTTGCCGGTCGCGTTGACGAGCGTACCGGCGTCAGCAAAAAACTGAAATCCGACTTTGGATTTAAACATAGCTTCTTATCTCCTTTCTCAGGGGATCACTCGTTCCCCTCTTGCCGCGCGTCGGCGCATGTCCTCCACCTCCGCGCGTGACCAGTGTGTTTTCATCGGGACGTTCTCTCCGCCCGCAGCGCCGGAGCCGATCTCCTGTGGCCTTGCGCCCTGTGCCTGGATGGTCCGCATGACGTTCTCCCGCGCCTGGTTCGCCACCAGCTGCGCCTGTGCCTGTGCGATCTCCTGCTGATGGATGACCTCATAGGCCGTCTTCGGTGGCACGCCCGCGCCCATGAGCCGTGCAAAATCCGGGTTCTGCATCTCGGTCTCAAAGTCCGCGCCGTACCGCGCCGTCACATCCCGGACAAAGTCTGCCTGGATCCCGGCGAAGGCTTCTCGCATCTGGTACTCCTGCAGCTGTCGCCGCATAGCCGTATTCTCGGCCCTGCCGGCGTACTCCTTTTTGAGGGCGTCCGCCGACATGCCCTTTTCCATGGCCTCTGCGCTATAAAGCCGCTCGTCAGCGGAAAAGCGCTGTGCCAGCGCCGCAAAGTCCGTCTTTCGCGGATCCGACGTGTCGATCCCATAGAGCGCGCCAAGCTGGTCAATGATCGGAGCCATGGCCTCCGCCTGCCCCTTGTACTGGTTCAGCCCGCGCACCCGCTGCTTGACAACCCTTTGCACAGCAGAGTCAAAGTCCTTCTTGAATCTTCCCTGAATCAGGCTGTCAAACGTTTCTTCCTGCTGCGTACCCTGTCCCTGAGCGTCGGGGACGTTGACCGGCTGCTGCTGCACCTGCGCCTGTGCGGCTGCCTCCTGCCCGCTCTGCTGACCGGCGGCTTCAGCTGCGTTCGTCTGAACGCTTACGCCCGTGAATTCGCCTTCCATGCTATAAATTCCTTTCTGGCGTTTATTCTAAAATCATCGTAGCACAAACTTTTCCCAACTTCACCCCACGCCAGTCAGAAATAATCCCGCCGGAACGGGCCGCCGCAATCGTCGGTTCTTATCCCGGCTGCGTGCTTTCTTCCGACTTTTTGCGCGCATTCTCCACGATCTTCGGCTCCTGCGTCTCGCCGGTGTTGATCTCCGGCTTCTCCGCTGCCTCGGCGCTCGCCTGCGGGACTGCCTGTCCGCCCTCCTGCAGGATCTGCTGTGCCAGCCCTTCACCCATGACCGGATCGTACCGGTCTGCCAACGCCAGCGCCAGCTGCTGCCACTCGATGAGCCGCTGCTGCAGGTCCGCGTTCTCCTGGATTTTCTGGATGATCGAGTCTTTCCCGTCGAAGTCCATCATGTCCAGTGTAGATAGCGCCTGGTCGACCATCTGCGGGTTGAAGAATCCCAGCTGGAAGAACTGCAGTGCCAGCTCGTTCTGCGCCATGGACGTGTACTCACTCGCCTTCTGCACCGAGACCTCAATGTCGAAGACCGGCTTCCGCAGCCCATCCGGCTGCCCGTTCGCGCCGTAGAGCGTCTGCGGCTGCAAGCCCTGATTGCTGTACTGTACGAACTGCTCTGCCCCGCGCTGCCCGATGATCCGGAACTGCCGCGGCAGATCGTAGAACTGCCGGATCCGCTCAATGACCATCCGGATCATCCGCGCATACGCCCGGTATGCCGACTTCGTAGAATCCTTGCTGCTCCTGCCGGATGCCTCCTGCAAGGCCGCAATGGCCGAGGCTGCCGTCACGCCCGAGTTTGTCGCGCCGTTGTTGACATCCGTGTTTCCCGTCGTCCACTTGAGCTCTTCAATTTTGTTCTGCAAGATCGCAATGTAATTGCTGTTGAGCATGTTCACCTGGATCGGAACCAGACTGTCCTGCCCCAGATTCCCATCCACATGCACAAACGGCTTCGTCCAGTCCGCGAACTCCTGCTCGTTGACCGACCCGTCCGACCGCTTGAACCACCGAGGCGTCGTCGCCATGATCGCGTTCTTTACGATCGCCTGGTTCATCCGGTCGATCTGCTCCTGCGTCGACTTGCCGACGTCGATATAGCCGTATCCCGCTATGCTCCCCTCCACCGGGAACAGCGCGTCGACCACGAACGGGTATTCCCCGTCGTCATACAGCCCCGTCTCGGCCATGGGCCGCCCGGCCGGCTGCTGCACAATGCTCCCGTCCGGCAGCGTCAGCGTGTCATATTTCTGTTCCGTATCGTTCTCCGTCGACTGCAAAACCGTATCGCCCACCAGCTTTGCAAAGTGCAGCACCTGCCGTCCGTTCTGATATTTCTTGTAATACCAGTCCACCACCATTGACTTGTTGTCAAAGTTGATGACGTCGTCCGTGTTGTACTTCTGCTGGATCTGCGGATTGGAGTTGAGCTTTCCCCGCAGCTCCGGGTACTTCTCGACCAGCAGATCGTTGTCCACCATCTCCGTCAGGAAGATGTTCTTCGACTTCTGCAGATCCCGCACGCCCGGCTCCCAGAAAAAAGACAGAATATCCACCGGCTGCACCGAGATATCCCCGAGTCCATTCAGCTTCGAGGAATCCCACTTCACATGCCAGATGAGCGTCCCCTGCTTGAGTTTCGTCCACTGGCTGTCCGAATAGACCTCTTCAAAGTCGTTCTGTTCCAGGATGACCGGCAGCACCGAGGAAAGCTTCGCCGCCTCCTCCCGGTCGTCCGGTTCCCGCGGCCGGATCGCCGGGGCCGGATATGCCGCGATGGCATCCGCGTGCTTGCCCATGATGACGTTGAAGAGCCACGCCGATGTCCACTTGTCGTCCTCCTGGTTCCCCTTCTGGATCCTCTGCCAGCTGCGCATGCGCCACCAGTCCTCCGAAGCAATGACCCGCGCCTCCAGCGCACTCTTGCCCTGCCGGTAGATCGGAAGAGTTCTGCAGCGTGTCCATGGCCTTTCTGGCCTGCTCTTCGCCGATGGACTTCCGCGTCGTCAGCCCGCTCGCCGTGTCATTCTGCATTCTCGGCTGCATCTGCTCTGCCTGCATCCTCTGTGTCCTCCTTCCGCATATCTGCTGCCGTCAGCAGCTCGACCTCATGCCGGATTCCGTCCAGCACAAGCCCCACCACGACCGGCGGCAGCCCCGCCCGGTTGATGTCCATGATCAGCCGCTCCCGCAGCTGCACGATTGCCTTTGTGATGTTCATTTCAATCTCCTTCCGCCGCTATGGCCGCATTGCCTGAATCAGCTTGTTTACTCCGGCCTTCATGTTCAGCAGTATCCGTGCATAAATCGGGGCTCCTTTTTTGATGCTGTCATGCTTAACCCCATCATACATTGCTTGCCTCGCATCTTCATCGACATATAGCAGCCCTCCCCCTATCCCATTAAACGCCTGGCTGACAATGCTTGCCGTTATAGTATCCCCAGGCACAATTTTAGGAACAGTATCAGCCCGCACCCCTGTCAGCTCGCTCATAGCGATCAGCTTTTGATACAAGTCATTCATCGCAGCTGCGGTCAGATTCGACACATGCTGCCCAGCCTTGATTTTTTCATCATCATTGTCTGTCCACGCAAAATCTGAAACTTGAACGCGACGGACAAAGTAAAATCTTATCACGGAGCCGCCTTGTTGTATCCGGTTTAAATTGATTCTTTCGCCCTTGATCCAGCGATCCATCTGCCCTGCGCCTCTGCATATCATAAAAACATATGCCTTCCCATATGTTTTGTAGGCCAGCGTATCTGTGACCGCAATTTCTGTCCCCTCAATTTCTTCGGTCAACGTCGCCATCAGCGTTCCACCATTGTCGGTATAGCATTTTTCCGTATACGTCGCCATATCCTCACCCAAACACCGGCGTTGCGGTGCTGATCCCCTCGATGGACGCTGCATGGAAAATGATCTTCCCGCTTGCGAGCAGCTGGATCCACGCGCTTTCATCCTTGTTCTGCAGATACACAGAGCCCTCTGTCGACTTGATGCGCACCGCAGGGCTGGACAGTTCCACGGCGTAATCCGCGGACGACGAGCCCGTAAAGTTCAGGCTGCCTGCCTCCGTGCTGATCTTGCCATCGGAAAAATTCGTGCCCGCGATCTCCAGCCCAACAGTCACAAGCCCTTCAGTAATGATCTCGATCTCATCCATGATCTGCTTGAGCTTCGTCTGGATGCTCGTACCGTCGAGCTTCAGATCCGTTGCGTTGATCGTTCCGCCGATCTCAGCCCCCGTGCACGTCAGCTTGCCGTTCGCGTCGACCTTGAATTTGTCCTTGATGGAAAGCCCGCTCGTGCCGAAGTACATGCTCACGCTGCCGCCAAACTCATTGGCCGTGTGGAAAATGCTGCTTTCCGAGATCGTCCACGGGCCAAACGTCGAGTTGGCTGCTGCCGTGATCTTCCCCGACAGCACCGCCCCCGCCGCCTCCAGCGTCCCAGATGGGAAATGCAGCTTCTTGTCGCTTAAATACGCGACCTCCTTCCCGTCCTGCCAGAAGCTCACCCGGTCCGGCGTCACCGTCACCAGCTCGTTCTTCGTCTGGTCGATGACCCGTTCGCCGCCGTCCGTCACCGTCGTCTCGATGTTCCCCACGCCCACGCCGTACACCGGCGTCACGTCGTTGTAATACAGCAGCCCCGTCTTGATATACTGCTGCGCATTCACGGAAAACGCGTTGTTCACGCCCGCCGTGTAATCATACAGCTGTTTGATCCCGACGGAATTGCCCTCGATCGTCAGCTGCGTCTTTTCGAGATACTTTCCGAAGTCCGAGATCGCCACATAGCTGCCGGACAGCTTCGTCGACCACGTCTCCGAATTCGCCGCCGCGAAGTCCGCCGTCTTGATGATGAGGGACTTTAAAGCCGCGTATCCCGAAAGCGTTGTCTTCTTCTCCGCCTCCGGCAGGCTGTCCGCGTCGATTGCCTGCGCGATCTCCGTCAGCGTCGCCTTCGCCGACCAGTCCGCCAGATTCAGTTGCTCCGTCACGCTGCACAGATACCGCCGCATGCTCTCCAGCTGCTCCTGCGTCGTCTTCCCCGCGATCGACGGGTATGCAAGTGTCAGACTACCCATGTTGCACCTCCCGTCTTACGCATCGCTTCCTGCCTCCAGGACTCGCGCCAGACTGAACAGCTTCATCTCGCCCTTCCCTGTCAGCCGGAACTTCAGATGGTCGCACCGCGCGGGCCGGATCGGCAGCAGGAAGGTACGCAGCCCCCGGCCTTCAATGTGCCCGCAGTGCCGCCACACGCCGTCTGAATCATACTGCACCCAGAAATCGACGCTCGACCCCTTCGGCAGCTGCATGCGCAGATTGATGCGCGAGACGTATTTCTTCCCGACGAGTCCATACGTCATGATCCCCGTTTCCGCCATCCAGCCTACCGGGCCTTCCAGCATCCCGACGCTGCCGTACACGGTTTTGAGCGTCCCGTCCTCAAGGAAATACAGTTCATCGTCCACCCGCGCAAAGTCCTCTGTGTGGGTGCTGTCCTCCTTGTGCCACAGGCCCTTTCGCGTGTCGTAGACGAACAGCGTCCAGTTGTGCGCCGCATCCTCCATGCTGATGAAGTATTTCCCGCGCACCCCGCCCGCGACGGCATTGTAATACAACTTTGTCCCGAAGCAGCTTCCGATTTCGCTCGGCAGACTCCCGTCGTACACGCAAACGCCCATCCGCGATTTGTAATACAGCCGGTCATCCACCACGACCAGGCTCTTGCTTGACCCGTTCTGCACACCCGCGCATTTCTGCACGACCACCTGATGCGCCCCCGTCGCCGACGGATACACCCGATGGAAGCAGTCTTCCTTGAAGAAGATCGGACTGTCGGCCAGCGTCGCCGCGCCTGTCCACTTTCCGTCCGTGCCGCAGCTCGCGCGCCATGAATCCGTCGACACGCCCTGGTAGCACTCCCAGTTCTTAAAATCGCCCAGCTTGCAGCAGTAGATCTCATTGACGGTCTCTCCGTCCGCCACGCCGTACTTGCAGCCCCACAGCCGATTCCCGCTCTCGGTGATGAAGTCCATGCTTGGGACCTTCCGCGCCGTCTTCACGGTCCCGCTCGTCACCTTCGTCGTCTCGTCGACGAGGCCCACGATCACGAGGTAGCTCTCGCCCACATCGTAGAGGATCTGGCTGCCGTTGAGCTTCTCGACCTGCTCGTTTCCGGTCAGCCCCGAAAGCCGGATGCCGTCGTACTGCTTAAAGCCCTTCCCGATGCCGTTCGCGGAAAGCTTCAGATACACCGTCGGCACGGATACCCACTGGCTTGTTGCCTCTGCCCACTGCTTGAGCGTGTGGAGCTTGCCGGACGTGTCGAGCCAGTACTGCCCGTTCGACGGACTCTCCGGCTGGCTGGCCTGCGTGTAGCTGACCGTCAGCGCCGTCCCGTCGACGAGGCAAAGAGAAATTTCCACGTTCGTGCTCGATGCGTCGACCACATTCTCCTGCCCCATGTACCCGTTGTCGGAGTATTTTTCGGTGTTGAAGTAGATCCCGTCCGGGAAGATGCACAGATACGCGCCCATGGAAACGAGCTGCTTTTCTCCCGCCTTGATGCTGACAGACGGCATGTAGCTCTCCATGGAAGCGCCATTGATGTAAAGCACCTGATTCTGCACCCAGCACAGTGCATCCTTCGCCAAGATCCCCTGCACGCCATCGATCGCTTGCGCCGTCCCCCGCCTTGGCCGCAGCGCGAGCAGTGGGTACTCGTCCGCCGACAGATTCTCCATGTCGTAAAACTCCCCGTCCGCCAGCTCGAGGTTGTGGTTGTATCCGAGAAAGACCTCCGTCATCATGGTCTGCTTCTCAGTCTCCGTCAGTTGTGGTGCCAGCATGGCCTTACCTCCGTTTCATCATGTCCAGCGGATCAAACAGAACCGGCGGTGCTTCTGCCGGTACCGTCGGCTTGATTGGCCGCGACATGCACATATACCGCCATTCGTCCGCGCAGTGATCCTCCATTTTCGTATCCAGATCCTCCACCTTGTGCTCGTCATACATGAGCATCGGGATCGTCCGGATAAACGCTTTGCACCCTGCAAATACATACATGCTCGGGTATCCATCCGGGTCAAACTGTAGCCGGTAGTGGCACTGCATCCACCCCGCAATGCGCTCATTGTCTCCCGGTGAAAAATATACACCGTATTTCGCTGCGGTCTGCATGATGCTCTCTCCGCGATCCGCCGCCCAGCACGCCGGGTCGGCGACGCCGATGATGTTCTTCCCTTTGAGCCACGCATGCGTCCGCTCGATCCTGCTGATCTCCGCAAACTGCTTGTCCGGGTTCCACTTGACGCCCTCGTTCGGTGTCTTCGTGCATCCGTAAAGCTCCAGAATGCGATAGATCACGCCGTCATAGTCGACCGCCCACCACGCACAGGAAAACGGCTTGCCGTAGCCAAAGTCATAGCTCCTGCAGATCGTCCACCCGTCCGGGATCTCAAACGGCTCAATGACATGCGTCCAGCGTCGGTCTTTGTAGTGTTCCGGATCGTCCCGGAAGTCCTCAAAGAATTGCCCTTCGTAGACGTCCCACCTGCCATACAGCCATGCCTCGCGCAGCTTCGGCGGCAGTGTTTCGAGCTGCTCGATATACTCCGGCTGGATCTGCATCAGGACTTTGTTGTCCTGCACCAGCGCCTGAATGAAGCTGTAGTTTTCCGGCTTCTCTTTGTCCTCAAATCTGCGGTCAATGAACAGGCGCTTGAAATACGCATGTGCCGGGCCGCCCGGGTTCAGCGTGTAGTACGTCCGCTTTGGAAACGGGTTCGTGCCGCGCACGCAGGCGTTGATCTGGTCGATCCACTCCTTTTGCAGCTGCCCGGCCTCGTCAATGAACAGCACGTCGTATTCCGCGCCCTGGTATTGCCCCAGGTCTCCCGCGTTGTCGCAGTAACCGAACGTGATCGTCGATCCGTTTGGGAACCGGAAGGTCTTGTCGGTGGTGTTGTACTTCGCTATCCCCGCCAGCTCTTTTTTCAGCGGCTCGATGTGGTTGTTCCGGAGCTCAGGCGTCGCGCGCCTGACGATCAGAACCTTGATCCCTGCGAAGTGCAGTGCCAGCAGCTTTGCCTTCGTCCGCACAGCCCAGCTTTTCCCTCCGCCGCGCGCACCGCCATAGGCCACATGCCGGTGATGATCCAGCAGAAACAGCTTTTGCTTTTCGTTCGGTTCCCCGAAGCAGCGCTTTTTCATCCCGCGTAAGCCTCCGCCTCCGCCTCCATCGTGATCCTCTGGCTTTCATCCTTTTTCTCGCCCTCCGCATCCCGTCTGTAGCGGAACCCATACTCCAGCGCGAACTGTGCCCCACGCTGAGAATCCCGGTCGAACAGTCTTTCGGCCGTATATTGTTCCACGCGCGTCTGCGCGCGCGAAATCGTGTCCATAAATTCTTTCCTTGCCTTGTAGTTGTACAGACTTTGCCTGCTGGAAAATCCAAGCGCCAGCGCAAGCCCCGGGATCGTCGGCGGCTTCCGGTTCACCCAGACCGGTGTCCCGTCTTTCTGGTTGAAAACGATGTCCCCGTCCTTATCCCGCAGGATCTCTCCCTTGCAGCTCTCAAAATACGCCTCGATCAGCCTTTCGATCTGCTCCACGGATTCATACTTCGGTTTCCTCGCCATGGCTCACGCCTCCCTTCTGCTTTTCAGCATAGCGTATCCGGAAAATCTTTTCACCCCACGCACGCAGAATGAGCGCATACGGTGTTCCGCATGCGCTTCGGCTCTCATTCTGTTCTTTCGTAGTATCGGAGCTTCGCCGCCGCGATGCTGCACCGCACGTAGTCAAAGCTGGCGCAGTATCGCGTGATGTAGTCTGACGTCTCCCGCCGCTCAGGAAATGCGAGCACGCATTCTCCCTCGCAGCGGATCGTCTTTTTCCCGGCCGCCTGCCAGAATGGGCAGATATACTCCCTGTGCCAGTAGTCGCTCGTGAATATCACCCTTTCGTCCTAAAACCTTACGCATATACAAGGCTTAATTTAAGCGGCTCCCGTTCCGCTTGTGCTCTGATCTTGGGTCGACTACATACTTATAATATTGATACCCGTACTTTGTCGTCCGCGCCTCGACGAGGATATAGCCGCGCGGGGCGACGGGCGGATGCTTTTGGCTGTACTCGCGCACGGCCTCGGTTGCAGGTTCCGGCTCGGGTCGGATGCAATTTCGCGTCGCCTTGTACCGGTGGCCTCCGAATTCTTTTCTCCAATGCGCGTGCAGGTAGCTGGCAAGGGCTGTGTAGTCCTGCCCGTGGTCAACCTTATTGCCATGCTCATTTATGTAATAATTGTGCTTTCGCAGGTGGCGGACTTCGATCACGCTGCCGAGGCCCCAGAGTTCGCCGATGGCTTCTTCCGGAATGCCCTCTGTTACCAGGTGCAAATGGAAGCGATTGGTTGTCTTGCCTCTGCCGTAAACCACAACGATTTTTGCCTTTGGATAGTGATACTGCATACGGCGCACAAGATTGTCGCGCACTCTGCGCATTTCCTCTGCGGTATGTACCTCGTTTTCTGCATCCAATGTCAGGGTGGAATACAGGCTTGTGGGCGAGAAATTGGCGTTCATCAGCGCAACGAGCCGATCCAGCGATTGCTTGCTGTTGAATTCATCGCGCTCCGCCTGCGTCTGGAAGCGCGGCTTTTTGGGCTTGCTGGTCCTTTTGTCCGCGCCATCGGACACGGTATACACGATCTGCGTACATACCTTCCCGGCAAACAGCCGGCGCTTGTGCCTCTTTGCCATCATCCACACCTCTTTCTCCCGGGCGGACAGAGCCGTCCGCCCCTACAGGTCTTCTGCCCGCTCAAAGCGTGGCCGGAGATTCCGGCCACAGTTTCAACGGTCAGTTCGTGTATCCGCACGCCTTGCATGTGCATACGTCTGTCTCAGCGTCCCATTCGCAATCTGATGCCCCGCACTTCGGGCAGTGCCCCCACGCGCCTCGCGCTCCTTTTGGATCTGGCCCTGGCCCATTCAGCTTTGCATACCATGGATTCCCTTTCGGGCCCAGCGCTTCCCCATTTGCGGTATGCTCACGATTATCCCCGCGTTCCTCTCTTGCCTTCTCGATCCGCATTTCCAGCCGTGCGAGTTTCTGCTGCCGGATTTTCTGCACTTTTTTCTTGGCGCCATACAGCTGCTCCAGCTCCTCCAGCACGATCTGCACGTCTGCAATCTCCTCGGCGATCTCATCAAGGTTATCGATCCGTCCATCCCCAAGATCTGTCCGCGCCGCAAATATCGTCCGCTGCGCCTTGCACAGTTCCTTCGTCAGCTCTGCCATTTCTTCGATGGCAACCGCGAGCTGCAGATCCACGCCGAACGTCTTGATCGCAGACCAATAGAGTTTCCCCGTGTCAGTCATTCTGCGCCGCCTCCATTTCCTTGCGCTCCTGCATAAAGCCATGCAGGAACAGCTCCAGCAGAGCGGCGGCGCGGTTGGTCAGCTTTGTGAAATCCTTTTTGCCGATCTGCAGCTTGCCGGTCGTAATAACTTCAGTCTCCGGGCGGCCAATAATCTGAATCGTCGGATTTGGCACCAGTTTCTTTTGGCCGTCCTCCACTATGAAAAGCGGCGGCGTGGACTGCTCCATGACGATGCGCGGCGGGTATGCCTCGCCCCGGAAGCTGGTATCCCAATTCAGCTTTTCGTAGTACGCGACAAAATTGTCGAGGTCGTGCGCAAAAGTTCCCATGATTTCTGCCATTTTAATGCTCCTTTCACACTTCCACGCACTCATCGGCGCGGATATTGATGCGTTTGCCGCCGGACTGGATCACATAGCCGTACCGCTTTGTGCTTGTTGGCGGGCTGTATCTTTCCGCCGGGTAGATCTGCCCGACGACCGGGCTCAGCTCTGGATAGATCTCGACCGGCTTTGTGATGCGGATGTTTACCCGGCTGTGCGGCAGGCGCAGCTCGCCGTTTTCGGCGCGCATGCGCTCTTCGCATTGTATGTGTCCTTCGGCCCGCACTGCTTTGATGTTTGCGTTCCTGCATTTCGGTGAGCAGCACGGCTTGTATGTTCTGTACTGCCGCAGATAGCTCGGCGTCCGGTAAATTTCCTTCCCGCACTGCGGGCAGATCAGCTTGATTAATTCCTGCTTCATGATGTTCATCCTTTCGTCTGGGGGCCGGTATTCCGGCCCCCGTAGGCAGGACGGGCTTTCACCGTCTGCGCACCGGCGCGCCGCGCTCGCTTGTCAAACGCTGCGCATTTCCGGGCGAGCCGCCCTTGACTGCCGTCAGGCGGCTTATAAAGAAGGAGGCAAGCGATGCACGGAGGCTATGCGAGACCCCCGTGTGGGGTAACGTTGACGGTTTCTGTTCGCGCGCACGTTCCACACGCGCTTTTTCTCCCCGGCGCACGGAGCTTGAGGGAGTGTTCCGTGCGCCGGGTGCAAAGCCAGGGTGATCCTCCCGCAGCCGTCTCATGGCGGAGCGGCCGCGGCATATGTCCAAAAAAATAAGGTTCCCCGGCTGATTGCCTATTCCTTGGTGCTGATATCCTTGTGCAGCAGGCCGTCCTCGCTCTTTTTGAGCGGCAGCGCCCTGCGCCTCACCTGCTCATCCGGATTCCAGCCGCATTTCAGGCAGCAGGCCGTCGTGCGGTTTATGCAGGCGTTCCCGCTTTTCGGCAGGCCGCACGGCATTCCCGTCCGGCATTCGTTTTTTTCTTCCGGCATTTTTAAATCTCCTGTATATCGATCCCGAATTTCGAGCGCATGAACTTTTTATTGCGCAGGTACTCCTTCGTCCGCGTCGCCGCGGACTTGACGTCCTCGACGACAAGCTTGTTTCCGAAGCGGTACGAGAAATCTGCCGTGTAGCGCACCGCGCGGATGCGCTCGCCCGTTTCGGTTATGTACGATTCTTGTAGGGTAAATTGGGGTTGGAGGCGCAGATCGGTGATAATGCCGGCCCGAAGCATCACCATCAGTTCGTCGTACCGCCGCGCCTCCTTCTGGCTGTCGAACCGGATCCCGGCCCGCTCGGCGGGCGCGTTGTGGTACTTGGCCGCAGCCTGCTGCGCCTGTGCCTCCGGAAGCACCTGTTTTGCGTAAGCCTCCCGCATCCTCGGCGGCATGTCCGCCATCGATTCAAACCGCAGTCCGCTCATTCGGCAGCTCCATCCATCTCCGCCCCGCATTTCCCGCAGAAATTATGCCACCGCGAGCACAGCGTTGCGCCGCACACCGGGCAGTAGTCATACGGGATGTCCACATGCACCATATTCCTGCGGTAAAGTGTAGAGCGGTCTTCCGCTAAAACTCCGATCTCCT